TGAAATATGATGAGCCAGCACCTATTCCTTTTAGCGCGTCGGCGAGGTCGTCACCTTCTGCCTCTCCTGCGAAAATTGAGGAGCCTCCGCCAGAGGGGGCGTCTTCGGTGGACCACTCGGCATATGCACCCTGAAATCCTGGATTTTCGTTTATTGTCCACCTGGCTATCTCCTCTATTATATCATTAATATCATTCCAGATTTGTAACTCCTTCACCGCTTCTTCAATGGCCGCCTCCGCCTCCGCCTCCGCCGACTTCACCGCCAGCACATTCCACTGACTGCCGACTTCGATGGTGATGTCCTCCAGGTGCGACTTCAAGGACATTAGCGAGAGACCAGAGTCCTTTACAGCATATAGCAGCATATAAAACTTAAAAAGCTTCCACGCCAATATCTTATCTTGTGACGCTAAGATGCAAACTCCCAACCTGCACCAGTGGTTGGACACGCCGCTTTCTAGGGACGAGAGCTTATTCTCAAGCTGGTTTGCAGCTTTTTCATATAGCCTGTGTGTCAGACTTGAGGGTGTTAACGTTTCAACGGCCGATTGTTTCCCCATGGATGCCCTAGTTCTTGAGCTACTTCTGGTTGAGACACTATCTGGAAATTTCATTCTCTGAGCTGTGTTTAGAAGATTTGATCTAGACTGATCAATTCTATCCTGCAATTTTATAAGACGTTTCTTGACGCTGCCCATCTCTCCTGTAAATATCTCATCTACATAGAAAGACTTTCCTGTCCTTAAAGTGTATGAGCCCTGTGAGAGAGCATTTTGCGAATATGAAAAAGTGGAAACCTTTCCATTGTCAGTGGAAGCGTCAGTATTTTTAGGAAACGACACAGCTAGACACGTTCCAGTTTTTGTTGGAGCAAGATCAGCGATATTTTTATTTGAAAACCCTGTCCTTGTTCCAAAAAGAGCCTTCATTATATCGTCTGCTGACGTGGAACTACCAATTCCATCAACGTAGTCATCAAGACTTAGCTTTGATGATTTTCTCGCATAGTATGCCATCACATCTGATGCGATAATATTTAGTCCCATGCCAAGGTTTATCTGACTTGCGTTTGAGCCAGCATCTCCGTCAGGGGCAAACGTATTCCATAGCCTGGTAAAATCACCCATGGTAAATACAGAACTCGTGCCAGAGCTATGAGAAGAGCTAAACGCCCCGAGCGTTGCGGACTCTCCCTCTCCTCCTACAGCCAGATGAGCAAGTCTTGACACTGCATTTGTGACCGTGGCGAGTTCCTCAATGTGGCCGCTTCCATACATAGCATCTTTTGCTTCGGCTGCTGATGCTCGAATCCAAGACGACTGTTGTGCAGCCTGGTATTGCTCATATGAGGTTAGATCATTATATGTATATACAGGATAAAACAGTCTAATAACAACATCTAGCATGAGCTGAGTGAATATCACATTTCCAGATGATGATGTATAAAACTCACTTTGAAAACCCAAATAGTCTGTGATGTACTCCTTGAGAGATATATCTGAAATAACAGCTGAAGTCGTCCAATCGTTGTTGTATTCTTCATCTGCAAGAATTGCCTGAATCTTTCCAGACGGGGTTGTGTTGCTAGCGAGTAGTTGGTAGCCCCTTCCTCGAAGTACGACGCCCTTGCTTATCGCAAGTCTCCATCCTCTGGAACCACCGTTGTAGTCATTTGTCTTTATCTGCATCGCCTCTAGCATTGGAAGAATTGCATTGTATATGGTTGTTAGAGTTTCAATAATCTCCTTTGCATCATCCATCTTTGACTCATAGCCGTCCAAAACACCCTTGTCATCAGAGCTTGTTGAAAACTCTATCCCTGTCCCTGTATACACATCTTTTGTCGTCAAGCCAACATATTTTTCAAGAAATTCCATCACCTCTGAACATCGAACCTGTTTTAACTGACTGTGCATGTCTGCCATCTCAGCAGCAGATGTGGTTGAAATATTTTTTGACGATATAGAAGACGAAGAGGTCTTTATAGTGCTTTCATCAATAAACGGCTGAAATTCAAATGCTGCTAGCATTGCTGGTCTTATAGTAGAGAATCCCAAAGCAGACAACACTGACTCAAGATCAGGATTTGTATAGTCTGATAGTGCACCATCGACACCCTGTGTCTGTAAATTGTCTCCTGATAAAATTGCTTTTTCACCTGCTTCAACATCCGTGCCATTAAATTGTATTGCGGACACTGAAGCAGTCGACGTGGATAGTTGAGCTGCCGATGATGCCTGAACCTGCATTGTTTTTGGTCCAAACTGCTTTCCTGGCGTGTATGTCATTTTAATTGCTCCTTCTAAATTTCGTATTTGTGTCAATCATTACTGTGCTTCCTACTCTCTGTCTGGCAGATGTTGATCCATCCAAAGTAATAGGAACTACAAAATAGTCTATCATCCCAACATATCCAACACTCATATAATCTATGAATGTATATGATGTTTTAGCATATCCGCAGCAGTTTCCAACAACTTGAAATGAGCCCTGTTTTTTTGCTATGACTGCAAAATAATCAACATAGTTACTTGAGTCATCTGATGACCATCTCACTATGGGACCGCCGTGGCCGCCATATGTTACTTTACCAGGTTTTACCTTCACAGAGACAGATCCAGTAGAAAACTTTTTGTCAATATAGTCTCCAGTGCCGTAAGAGTCTAGAGGGTTTTTAGATTCAGACGCAGAAGATAGCGTTCCTTTTCTAAGTGATTTTCCAGACATAGACGTCGACAATCTATTTTTTAAAAACGACTCATCTCTTGATGATTGTGAAGATACAGATGTTTGATCAGATCTCAATTTTGATCTCATTCGTGAAATAGCAGTTGGGTTACCTATAGCGCTTGTAGAGCCGATTGCCGAAGGGGAAGACTGTACGTCTGTATAGCTTGTCAAGCTATCAACAACGTCACTGGGAGACACAAGCTGCGGATAGACCCTGTAGACGTAATTGGTATTTAAAGCAGGCGGATTTAGTCCCAGTTTATAGCTATCAGTAAAACTTCCTGCTGTCGCAACCCCTAGATCTATTGTCTCACCAGAGGCTATATTAAATCTTTCAACTCTAAAGCAAACTAAAGCAGATAAACTGTCCTTAATCTCACCCAGCTCAGCATTATACATGTCAGACAAACCAGCCTGTGAAAGCAGCTTCATTAAGATGTCCGCGTCGTCGAGATTCATTGAATAAGCAATATTAAACAATACAGAAATAGAAGACCTCTCTGTGTCTTTTACAGTTGTAAAATTAGTCAAAGATGGTATAAGAGCCTCTGTGGGTTTTATAAATTTTTCAAATCGTGAATTTATTGAATATCTTGACACTCCGTTCTGCATGTAGATTTTAATCTTATACTCATATGTTCTGCCCTCCTTGGGGAAGGTATCTATAAGAGTAAATCCTTTCACTCCTTTCTCTGGAAATGACCCTGCTCGTCTTATCATAGTCCATCTAGCTCTAGTCACACCGTGTGAAATGTCTCTTCTAACATAGCACATTCCTGAAATATGATTAGGCACGCTAGATAAAAGAGATAGTTCGATTCCCTGAGGGTTGCATTTTGTCATAAATGACAGCCTATTTGTCAATATAGGACCTCCCTTAACAGAGGCTTGATTAAAGTTTCCGTATTGTGTTCCAAGACGGCCAGTGGTAGTAACTCTTGTTAGATAAAGACAGTTTCCTTTTGGGACTGCGAGCCTTGTTTTCACTCTCTGGATCTCATTAGATCTCTTTCTTACCGGCTTTTCATTTTGGCTTCTGGATGTGCTTCGCTTGCTTGATTTTTTTCTAAAAGGTTCTGTCCGAATAGAATAGAATTGAGATAGAGAGTATATCATAGTCGGAGATAGCTTTCTTTGAAATAAAGAGTATCCGCTAATTGTCTGATCTGGAATTACAACTCCAAGATTAACTGATCTTTTTTGAGATGACGGATCTGTCATTTTTGCCCTTATGTCTACTATATCTCTAGGAACATAATAATCTTTAAGATTCTGAAGGTGGTCTATTATCATTGTCATAGACTGAACGATTATTCCTTTCTTGGATATCACGTCAAGCTTTACATAAAATTTATTGGCGCCTAAGGACTTTTTCTTCAATGTAATTGACTTAGAGATAATTTTAACTCTATCAACCTGATCAACTGTCAGCCCTATCCGGCTATTTTTTGGCATATCAGAAATCATAATTGGGTTGATGCTATTCTTCTCAAGAATAGACAACACTGTATCTCTTGCACCTTGTATAACCGTTGAAGTCTTTTTTTCCCTTTTTTCAATAAATGTTCCTCTTGTTCTAGGGTCGGCCTTCGTCATAGAGTCTATTGGTATCGTCAACACAGCTGGGTCCACGCCATTTTTAATAGCTATTTGATAATTTTGAATAAATCTCTTGCTGCTAATCTCCTTTTTCATAGCTAGGTTTCGCTGTGGAAGATTTATATCTATGCCCTGACTTTTAATCTCTTCAGCAGAGAACACATTTGTCTTTTTTACAATTCCAAATAGTGCTCTATCACTTAGCTTTTTAGCATTTTTAACCTTAAAGTTTGGAATATATTCAGTTAAATCAACAAATCTTCTTTTAACAAGGCCTGTTTTATCATTTACCCTAAGCTTTACCTTATTTTCTGAATCTTTTGTAAAGAGAGAGGTTACCAGTCCCAAAGGTGATACGTCAGTGAGATCAGACATAAATCTTATTGTTTTTTCTTTTGGTTTCTTTCTAATGGAGAGTCTAACTTTAAAATTTCCTGTATTGAGTGCAGCTCTAAGATCAGCATTAAAGAAAAAATCATAGTCAAAGCATTTTTCGCCCTCCTCATTTGTATATACGTCAGTTATTCTAGACTCGTCAATGTCAGGCTTATAAAGTATCTTTATGTCTCTATTCTTAATAACAAACATCAGTCTAAAATCAAAGTAAAAAGGTTAACGAATACAGGTATTTTAACAGAGTTAAGAAGTATTTTTCCAACAAAGAAAACTCTTTTTGTTTGGCGTATAGAACTTTCTGTTACTATCTCTCCATAATCTATCACATCAAGCTTTTTAAAAGTAAGCTTTTCAGAGTCTGTCTCAAATATTTGCATTACAATATTGTTTGCAGAAGATGTTTTAATAAAATTAACGCTATGTCTCTCTCTGGCTGCATCTATTGGATTTACATTTATAATTCCCATCTGCTGACCGGCAAAAACTGTTCCCATAACTGTTCCAGTTGTTGATCCATCTTCACCCTGACTAGACCATGCTTCTATCTGCTGCACTGTCTCGTAATCTTTAAGATACCCGGGATCTATTCCATCTGATCCCTCGCCGTTTAGGTGAACCATGAGATCTTCATATGTCATTCGACCATTTTTCTCATTAAGAGCGGTATATTGTCCCAAAAAATGTCTAAATTTTGAACTTTTTCTTCTTGCACGACGCCTCTCCGTCTTCAAATTAAAAGGAGTAGTGTACGGTTCACCGGTGAGCGGCGGCAAGAATTTAAAATTAGGTATATGCGATAGCCTCTTGTCTACAAAGAATGGCTCCACAGCATCTATATTAGACTTGCTATCCGGGGGGCCGTCTGGCCACGGAAATGTATTAATTATAGAAAAACTAAGATTATCATTATCAACCTCAAACTTATGAGAAAAGTTCGATACTGCTCCTTCAACTGTGCCTATCATCCGAAGCTGCTTAAAGTGATCTATTGAAGACGTTACGATTCCAGCAGAGAGAGATGCAAAATCTCCTGACCCTGAGACGAATACAAAATTGTTTATATCCTCTACTTCTGCCTTTGAATCTGACTTAAATATTGAATCTCCCACGAGAGATAGCTCAGAGTCAGTTGGATATCCCAGAAGATTTCCAGAGTCATCTGTCTCAAACGTTATAAAATCCTGTTTTCTATGACCGGTAGATTCAAAATATATTCTAGCAGTTACATCTGAGTCTCCGGTAACTTTGTCAGCCTCGTAGTATGTAGCTCCATCAGTGAAGCTTATAAACTCTGCCTTTAGTCTGCCGCTCGTGATCTGGCGCTTTCCAGTCTCAGTGATCACAGAATCCATTATTCTGGTTTTGCTATCTAGTATTCCAGCCATTTAATTCCTCTAGATATAAATATCAGCATAACAAATTTTCAGACAAAGTTTAATTATGCTGCTCAGCCCTTTCCAACATCTGCAACTGCAATTCTTCCTGGCCTGAGCAAGAAACTGGTAAATCTTCGTGATGATTTCGACGTGGTGTTTGTGTTAACACCATCAAAGTATGGCTTTGAAGATGTTGCCCACTGAGACATATTGGAAGATTGCGTATTGTACGGATTTCTAATAGTCATTCCGTCAGAAGATGAGACAAACATGCACTCAACAACAGCATCTAAAACTTTTTTAGAAACTTGATCAAAATATCGCCTATCTTTTCTCTGCTCCAGCATATCTCTAAATTGACCGTATCTATCATATCTAAAGACTGCCTTGCTATTGACAGGTGCAACGTTTTCAATGCCATATAGGAATCCCTGGGCGCCGTGCGAGTGGCTGTTTGGGCGGGTGGCGGATCCTGTAGAGTAAGGAGGTGCATACATAATTGTTCCGCTGATGGGCTTGGCGGAAAGGGTGTGACCCTCAAATGAGACAGTTATACCATTTTTAAAAAGTAAACACTTAACCAGGTTAGGATTTGCTCGTCTTCTTCTCATTGTTGTTTTCAAGCAGTTCAGGAACGGATAGACAACGGCGCCCTCGAAGTCGGCTCCGCCTCCCTGTAACCCTCTTGCTGTAACAAAAAGCGATACATCGCGATACAGCTCTCTTTCCTTAGCTGTGTCATATGGATATGCCTTCTTATTTGCTTCATCAGGCTCTCCTGCTGCGAGGTTTCCTATCCGACCAGTCTCATTAAGTGTACCGTTTAAGGTGGCCAATATGCCAGTTGAATTTTTATCTTTGATAGGCGTCATAAGTGACATTCCAGATCTTAAAGCAAAGTCAACAATGTCAGGCATTATTGTATCATACGATCTTTCCTCACTAAAACACTGTGTACCTCTTAGGAATCCATCTTTAGCGTGTGCCCACATTTTTGTGTTCCAGTCCGCAAGACCAAACGGATCATGACTAATAGTTCGCTCTCGAGTTCCGTAAAAATCTCTAATAGACGTGGCACCTACAGCAGGAGACCCTATGCTTCTTATGACTCCCCTTGTGACAGTCTGCGGTTGGAATCCTCCAAATAAATCTGGAAGACCTGTTTCTCTTCCTATGTTTCCAGCAACACAGTTGTCTATATAAGATCCTGAATATGAATACCTTGGCTCGATTTGAAACTGATCCAGCACGGTGTTGCTATAGTGCATATCCTCATGGATTGCGTCAGATGTGAGATTTTGATTCAGCTGAAATAGCTTCTCTTGATTCTCCTTTATAAGTGACCCATAGAGAGTTAGTGATGCCGCGCCTACTTTTATCTTCATAAACGATGAAGACATTGCGCAACCTATCTCATCATTTCTAGCCTGCCCCTGACTGTGCATAGGAGAAGCAGCGATATCAGAAGAGAAATAATTATTTGAGTCAGTGCCTATACCTGCTGGTATCATTGATATTCCTGCATCCATTCCAAAAACAAGCTTGTCCTCAGGAAAGAGAAGATATGGAGACCTTATGCTAGTGGGAACATTTTTTGACACAGATGTTCCAAGTGATGTGGCTACTTCAGCATTCGCGGGATAGAAAGGGGTCATATAGCTGGGCGATAGATTTCCCAAACCTGTTGGGCTCCTGGACGGTCTAAAATCGTAAAAGTCAAACTCGCTAATAAAGTCTCTAGAAGATGCTGTAACTGTTTGTGAATTATATGCACCGTGGAAACAATTTCCCCACGCAAGCTGTTCTGTGACTCGAATATCTGAAACATTGTACGAACTATTTTGCTCTCCCTGTGCCGGGAATGTTGTCATTCCAACAGTTGACGGTTTTGGAAACGTTGTTCCCCCTGCCCAAAAATCCTGAATTAATATTGTGGGAGTTGTCGATGAAGCAGCTGTTGACGATTCTCGCACTGGGAATCTTGAGCCGCCTGACCTATACGCGCTCGGTACTCCAGGTGTCATCTCAACCCTTATTGTGTTTTGAAATTGTGACGTGGGGTAATTTGTCGTCATCGCACCTTTTGACTGACTCACAGGAATGTCAAAATCATATGAGAATGCAGGAGAGTGAGGAAGTCCACCAGAGATAGATGTTCTTATTGTAGAGTTAAACACACGAGAGTTATAAAACGACATAGAGCCACTCATCACTATGAATCTCTTGCTACCAGAGCAGAAAGATGGAGAGTCTATGAGAGAAGCATTTGCAACCTCTGGATTTTCTTGACGGTATATAAAGAATACAAAGTTGTCTATGTCTCTATTTGCTAGGTCAACCTTGGCAGCTGATGACTTTCCGCCACCACTGACAATACCCCGATTTCCAGCTTTTCTCTTATACAGAATTGGAATCTCAAGAACAGCCTTCTCAAGAAGAAACGGATGATTAATATAGTCTGACATAGACAAGAGCTGACTCCCTGTTGCATGATATGACCCGCTGTAAGGGGCAGCCCCAGAGGATGTGGGAGATCCTATCCCCCTGTATCCCCAGTCATATAAATCATCATAGTCTTTGGCCATGTATCCCAGCTGAGAAGACATTGCAAACTGGTATGTTTTAAACTTCGGCCCGAGCTTGCCGGGCTTCCAAAACTTTGGTTCGGACGTCACCTGATGCCACATGGTAGGATTATACGCTGCTCCTGTCCCTGGATCGCGCAGACCAATTCTTTCCCACTCACTATTTTCAAAATTGAAGTACCTAAACCCTGTGTAGTTTTGCTGATAAAATGCGGGAACGCTCACATCAGCCCTACCCATGTCATTTGTGAGTCCTCTGTACATATATCGACTCATCATTGCAGGTGATTTAGCGCCGATATCTATCTTTATCTGAATTTTATCCTTAAGAGGTGAATTAAAACCAGGAAGTACATCTATCCTTGTTCCTGTCATATAAAATTGTGTTCTCTCAAGATATATCCTGCTCTCATCAAAAGGTGTAAACCCGCCAGCCTGATGAATAGAAAATAGCAAATCCTGATCAGAAACTCCAGGCTTTACAATACCTGTGACATTGTCTAAGCCCTGCGGCGGTTCGTTTGGTGTTGCTATCCAGTTTCTTTCATACTTTGTGGCATCAGCCTGATCAAGAACAAGGGGATATTTTACATTCGTCCCAGTGAGATAATTAATTGTTCTTGTATCGTTAAATGGATCAGAAGGTTTAATTAACTTAAACCCAGTCGTTCTTTTAATTGATAGATATGAACCTGTTGCGTTATCAAGCTCAGCAATCTTTGCCCTTACAGAGAGATTAAGATATCCAGACCCAGTCGCGTATGTGTTACTTGATGTTAAAAAAATTCTTGGCATTATCTCTTAGTCCCCGCATATGCTATAGAGTCAACACCTAGAACGAGCTGCGCTCCAGTTACTCCGCTCATTGAAGAGTATGATCCGCCTCGCATCTGCGTTCCTGTTGTAGTCACATATCCATATATACCGCAGCCAGAAGCATCAGTGAAATCCTGATTAAAATCTTGCTGCATTATCTCATTCTGTCTTTCACCTACTATGTCTGTATACGGTTCAATTGCTTCCTCTTCTGGATAGTCAAATCCTGGAATTGCTGCCTGGAATCCCTTCTTATCATCCATGGCGACATCCTGTGCATCAGTATAGGGAGGATTTCTAGACTCTTTAAATGATCTAAATGATAAAATCTTAACTGATCTTCCAGTTATGGGAGAGCCAATCTCTGGAATTAAATTTGCTCTTACATCATGTGCAACAAATGGCCCCTCATTTAATGTATTAGGCATTTTATGTCTTATCGCTAGCGGCTCTATTATCCCATCCATCATTCCCGGGTCGAGCCAGTTTGGACTTAGAAGAACCTCTGGATACCCTGCCGTTCCTGGATCATTGAGATATGCAACTGGGTCATTTATGTCATTTATGTCATCAAAAGGTTGAAATTTTGCTGATGGTTGCGGGCCGAGATCCTCAAATAGCTTTGGCTGTCCAAAATTAAGAATCTCCAAGCTGTGATCAAATCTAGCAGATGCTCTATGCGGAATACCTTTTGATGATATATACGGTATTAGCTTACAGGCAAAGTCACAAAAATCTCTCACGCTCACGCCTTGTCTAAATTTATTAAATCCAGATGTATCCATTCCCCCACTAACAATCTGTACGTCTCTCTTGTAGTCTATGTTGACACGAGGTCTCTCTTTAAAGGGTGCAATTGCCATTGTTTTTTCCTAATACTTGCAAAGGTTTCCCACAATTTGTGATAAAAGTAAATTACCCCTATCAGTCTCTCTTGCAAGAGCTTTTAGATAAATTTCATCAAATAAATATCTAAATCTATTTCTCTCTAAGACATGCGGTTCAATTATAAAGTTTATTCCAAGAAAAACTGTTTTTCTAGGTATCAACTGCTCTATAAGATCTCCCAAAGATGAGTTAAACCATCTATACATTTCAAAAAATGATGAATAGTTTAATTTTTCTGTAATTCTATGAAAATAAATTTTCCTAGCCTGGTCGAGATCTGGGTATATGTCATCAAATAATAAATTTGGCCTTCCAAGTGCATTATCAAAGAAGACAAGATCACTAAACATATTCATGATATCCTCGTCAAGAGCTTTAACAGATGAAAACTCAATTGAAAACCTGGTGTCGTCATCAGGCTCTTCGCTTTTAAGGACATCATATACGGGTGCATGAGAAGCATATTTATATTCGTCTAGGAGCATCGGATTTTGAAAGCTTCTTGGTCTAATCTTATTATCTGTCTGAGATAAGTCAAATCTTGGAGATAGATGGCTAAAGTAAAATGTCTCTGGCTTGACCACAGTATTGTTTGATTCAAATCCTGATCCGCTCATAAAAATTTTATTTTGTGAAAAATCAAATATCTTAATATCTCCTGAAGCATTTGTGCTTGTTACTGGCTGGTCTATAGAAATATCAGCCCTAAGTCTTTCAAAAGATCCTGTTGCCGCCTTTTCAAAATTGAAATTTATAAGAGGATCATTTACTCCAAGGCTCTTAAAGTTTCTAACATGCTCTTTCCACTCATTTAACCTGAGTGCTTTTGACCAAAATCTTATCTGTGCCACCTGCCCTGAGAAATTTGTCTGATTTGCTAGAAGCCTATCGTCAGTTATTGCGCCAGGCACACTATCTAGATTGGGATCTATGAGAAATCTATTGTATGCTGGACCAAATGCTCCGTTGGCGCCGTCGCTAGATACGTTAGCCATGCTTTGAGATCCAATTACTATCATAGATCCCGACGGATTGTACGTAGAGTCAATGACTTGCAAAAGACTTCCGCTGGTATTGGCAGCTTCTTTGAAAAATGATGACGTTGTAAATAGTGCAGCTATCTTTCCATAAGATTGTCTTGCTGCTCTTAAGAAGTAAGAGCTTGAACCAATCTGTGATACTGGATAGACTAGATATTTTCCATAACTTTGAGGAATTTTTTCATCTGATCTTTCCCTTCCGAACGATATATTCCACAATGAGCCATCAAATACATTTACACCAGTTAGCTCTAGCCTAAGAAGTGGATCAACATGAGTTTTTGAAGTATTTCCAGGTCTCATGTATAGTCTTAAGGTCGACCCACTAGAAGTCATACTATTCTCTGTTCCTGACACTAAGAGTAAGTTTGCATAATGAATCCCTTTTGCTAACTCAGACTTCGATCCTGTATTGCTTGAAGAGACGTGAAGCCTTGCAAGACTCTGATATTGTCCATAAGAAATCCCGCTCTTTTTAGGAAATTGGTACGTGGCCTCATACGAGAAGGAACCTGAGGTGAATAATCCATCTGACGGATCCGTTGAGATTCCGTGCAATCCATATTGTCTAGTATCTTGCAAAATAAAGCCTGCGCCTCCTCCAAATCCATCCAGCACTAGATCGCCGGGATCAACAGTAGAAGTTATTGTATTATTTCCAAGATTTCTCCTTTTATTTGAGATATTTCTTATATCGATTATTGTCGATGTTCTAAGATCTCCAGATATTGATCCGCTAAAGCTACCGGTAATCTTATGAAGCAGTGTGGTGGCTTGATCATCCGTCGTGCTCTCTATAGGAACTAAAACGGCACCAGAAGTTGCAACAGCTCCGCCACTATCAAATTCGAATACGACACTTTTTAAATTATCATCCTGTATTGTTAGTGTTTTTGCGTCTGTAATAGATGTTATAGACGAAACTTCAATACTAGCAGAGGCGTGAATAAGCGGTGCAGCGGGAGGGAATCCGACCTCAACTCTTGAACCAGATAAAAAATTTGAAACAACATGAGGGCGCGTGCTTGAAAATCCGTGAACATTTAATATTCCAGGAGATACGCTTGAATTGCTTCCTGAAAAATCTAGAGAGCTGGCAACTTCTACTTTCGTCTCTCTTCTACCATAAAGAGATCTCTTTGTGGGTCCTCCATACTCTCTTATTGCCATAAGATTGTCTGGATTTATACCTGCTGATCTAATTAAAGATTTTATACTGTGAACTGTCCCCTTTGACTCTCTTATGTCGTTATAATTAATGAGTATTCTCTTCCAGATCTCAGATTGTACAAATTTTAGTGAATTTAAAGAAGTTACAAACGTTCCTTCAATATCTTCCCCTCTAACAAATTGATCAATAGGAGCATCAGGAAAAAGAGCTGGTAACTCTATTCCGTAGTATTGAGCGACAAATGGCAACAGTTTTCTTGAGACAGAGTCTTCATCATCATAACTTACGTGAATGAGCTGAGACATATGGTCTATAAAAATCTTCATCTCGTCATAAAATTTTGCCCATAGCAACATGAATGCTGTTAAATTTTGTGCATTTCCAATTTTTGCAGACCCTGGAATTGATTTACCCGCTAAAGATTTTGCAATTTGACCCTCTTCAGTTGCAAAACCCTGATATGACTGACCCTCTAAAAGATAGTGAACAGGAAAGAGACGGGTAACAATATTTGGATTTGCTATATCATAATCGCTAGCTGATGATAAAAGCCGCGTATTAAGATTTTTTATGATGTGAAAATCAGGAAATAGTACGGGAGATCTCTCAGGATCCTGACCAGACATTGGGTTTAAAGGCTCGCCTACTGAGCCTGTATCTCTTAATGCAGTAGAGTAATTAGAGATCCTTGTGTGAAGTGAATTTCCAGAGCTGTCCAATACAACATCATTTCCTGAATAAGATCCAGTTGGCTCATTAAATTTAAAATATAATTTTAAATCGTCATCAGAATAAAGTATTCTTTTTTCATATTTTTTTTGATCTTCTATGGTTCTAGTGGAGTGAAATATTCTCACATCGTCTAACGACCCTGAAAATGTAACAGCTGGTGTGAAAACTGAATCTGTTGATCCTTCTAACAAGGGAAGGTTCATAGGTGTTGCATGAACTGCAGATCCAGATCCAATTATAAAATTTGAATCTGAGAAGGACAGACTATCAAATTCATAGGTTGTTGAGGATGATGCTACAAGTGTCTGACTTAAAAATAGCTGCAGTGAATCTGTTGACCCTCTGTCATATGTTGCGCATATGTGTGAAAATTTACCTTTTTCAATTGATGAGCTTACCAAAAGTCTTGCTGACCCTGAAGTTATAGAAAAAAGCATTGGAACTGATGTGAGACTATCTGATTTTGACAAAGCTAAAGTGATTGCCCTCTTGTTGGTGTCACTCTTTTGACAAATTATTTGATTATCGCTCTGTTCGGGTGGAACATATACCATCATTTCAAATGAAAATGCATTTTCTTCAAAATTTATAACTGGAGCACCAGTTCTATTTCTTGAAAAATCAGGAAATTGTGATCCAGCACTATCTACAACTGATATTATTGTTCCTAGCTTTTCACTATGGCCCCCTCCGGGATTCTCTGTAGTAGATGTCCCAGAGAATATTAGATATCCGTTATTTTTTGGAAAAATATCTAAGATATACTTTTCATATCCAGTTAGAGAATCTTCAAATGCCTCAACTTGCTTTCTCGATCCATCAAATGGATACTCATTTATTATTTTATGAAAAGCTACATTTACCTTTGACTGAGCTGAATTAAAGAATGTATGATTTTCAAATTTTTCCCAATCTAAAGCTATTTCCTGCGTAGATTTTAATCCATATCCAGGATCTTCATATCTAAACGATGATGTGCTTAGTATATTTGTATCTTTTAAAGCTTGTAGTGAAGTAGTTTGAGAAGTTCTCCCAGCACCAATCTCTGACTTTCTTGATCTTCTTGATCTAAATAGAAGAGGTGACTGTGGTACTCCGCCAATTATTTTTCTTTTAGACATTCAAAACCCTTAGGATACTTTAAATCTAGACGACACATCAGTAAAAACTTGATCAACCCCAGAGTCCTTTAGGAGAAAGTCAATTGTGCAAAGAACACCTTTTGGAATAGAGTCCATATACATCTCAAAATACATCCCATCAGAATCTGTAGAGCACATCGTGCTGTGTGTAGAGTTATCGAATGGAATAATAATTTTATTATTTTCAACATCTCTTATTCTATAATAAAGCAAAGTGTATATCTGGCTCTTTGTTTCAAACGGCACCTTTTTATACTTTATCGGCCTGTCTACATCCTCTGCAAATATATTAAATCTGACTTTATCATCTTTTCTATATTCGTCTTTCATATTTGTTACAGTTATTAGTATTCTCGGACTATCATTTTTAAAAGAAGTTCTATTTACAGAGTTAACAACAAGACTTCCAGTTAAAAATCCTACATTTCCATCTAATGATGACCATATTTCTGTAAAAGTAGCAGATCCAGCATTCTTTATCTCGTTTTCTAGAGATCCATTAAACCTTACCTCACCTCTATTTGATGCAGTGAACTGAGATAGTGCAAAAGATGCAGAATACACACCTGATACAAAATTTTGTCCAATCTTGTACTGAGATCCTGTGATAATTTTTTCATAATAAGTTCCTTTTGATTTTGAACCGCTCCTAAGTCTAAGAACTATAGAGTTTAATCCAGATATTTCTGATAGTGAAGATCCAGATGTGATATTTGAAAGGACGCCTCTGTGAAAATTATTCAAAAATAGAGATCCAGACAGATTAAAATAAAATGACTGATGATGATCTTGAACTGTATCATTAAATTGAACTATTAATTTTGGCTTATTGTAAAAGTTTGAATTCTGTGATGATCCAAATCTTTTAACAAACCTAGTTCGCTTATCTGTCTCTTGGGATCCAGAGTATGATATTCTAAATCCATGATCAGGAATTAGATTTTTTAATGTGGCTGAAATTATTCTTGTGACATCAACGGAAAGATCCTCCTCTCCTGTTTTAAAACTCTGTTCAACCCATAGATTTATATTCTCTGTAGCTGAGCTGCCGCTAAGCGTTCCGCTTGATATTATGTCTATATCAGAAGATCCTAAAAAGCCCTGCTTGTTAGCTCCGCTATATGTCCATGCAACCGTTGAGTTTCCAGATATTGAAGAAGTTATAAAGTTGCACGCATCAAGATCTGCAAATGTTACAATATCTCTTCCCATCCCTTCGTCAAATGATCTAGACAAAGGAAACACTATCATTTTAAAATTTGATGGGCAGGTTTGACCTCCATACACATCTGTCATCTTGAGTGTACATTTAAAAGATGTGTCTGCTATGTCAAGAATAGACCCTGTCAACCGTCTCAGAGGATTAAGGTTAAACTTTACTAGAGCTCTACTAATTTCTGTAGGAGATGTATCAGATCCAGATGTCGCCTCAGCATATAGCTTAAACAGATCAAGGGTGGCTGCCTGACCAACATTTGCATCTGTTGCTCTAAAGCTGTTATTTATTATCTTGTTTGTGATATATGTGTCACTGCTTGAAGTTAAGATTCTATACATTTTTATCTTGCCTGTCCTAGAATATCATCATCCATATATTTTATTTCAAAAATGCCTCCAGGCGGAGGGACGATTATTCCCCTATCTGTAGAAGCTGCCACATTAAATGTAACCTCGCTATAATCTCTTCCATGCACCTCTCCTGCTAAATTTATAATCTTAAAAGCTACCATGCCCACAACACCCTGAGTATTCAGTATAATATTTATAAGATCAGATGTGACAAGAGATTGATCAATTTGAAAATTATCAATGCTCATATATTTGGAAAGAGATGCGTTGACTTTTTGAATCACTAGCGACTGATTTGACGTTTCATCTACCCTGACTGCATAAAATATTCGTATGTTAATAACACTAGCGTCTACTATATCAACGGCATCTGATATCAATCTAAACTCATTAAGATACCGACTAAGATTAATCTTTAGATTATCAGGAGACGTAACTAGAGCTCCATCTGTGTCCCTACTTATTATAGTTAATATTGATGCTAGCGGATTGTTTGGATGCTCCCTAATTCCTGCTCTAAACACCCTTCCAAAATTTGATGGCATTGTGTAAACTCTGGCTATGAGGTCAGCCTTTGTTACAATTCTAGACTGTGAATTTTGATATGACAAAACTGTAGACTTTAATTCATTTAGCGTTAATGCAGACTCGCCCCCTCTAGCTGCGATTGTGTTTGAAACTTCTAGTGATGTTCTTATCTTTGAAAGCTGGGCGGATGAGACCGATGATGAAAATTTTGCAACAAGGCTAGATACAGAAGTTATTGACCCTTCTGTTACATTGTGTGAAAGACCTCCCCCTGATTTGTATGTTATTGAGATAGTTGTATTTCTGGGCGCTACTCCTAGTGTTCTTGTCTTTAATAAGCTATTTGGATCAATAGTAAGTCTTGATATGGTCTTTTTCTTTCCATATAGAGATATAGCTATCTCACTTGGATCTGGCATAATATCATCGTCTGTTGATTCGGCACTTCCTCCTCCAAATCTTATAGTTGTCAAACCGGTCTTTCTGCTCATCGAAGACATAAATCTGTACGGAGCAGGAATTATCTCAATACTTTCGGTGACTAAATCAGAATCAGGGAGCACATTAGCAACTCTTCTAAATACTGTATCTTGAGACAGAGAGTCAACCTCATAATACTCATTTCCATCTGAGTCAATAACTGATGTTATCTCTGAGACATTTGCGCCTTTCAGTGTGTAAGTTCTAAAGCCCTTAAAGATATCTGGAACTGTAAACGTATCTGATACTGATAGCCCAGACGTGCACATTCCATTCAATTTTAATGAAAACGATGTTGGATTTCCGCTGGAGTCTGTCTTCATAGTCTTATATTTAGCAACGAGCTTACCTTGGCTATCTGTGAGACCAAAATTAAGATCTTCTACAAGTTCAAATCTTGTTCCTGTCGTAGACGTTAACCTTGTGCCCATCTCTATTATTGGCAACAACGTCTTGTCAGGGAGATATTCATTATTTGTAAATGTTGAATCAACCTCTATGTAAAAACTAACAATCGCAGTTGCAGGAGATGCTCCTCTAATTTTAACACCTGCAGTTCTTACGAGCCTCTCAATATTTGAACTTTCAACAGCTGTTAATATATTTAGCTCATTATATTGATGATCTAGATAATATGCCATAACGTCTCCAATATACGCATTCATCTCAATGAACATTCCTGCAAGACCATTTTGAGAGAAATCTGATATCTTATCAGAGAAATATGTCTGACCATACTCTACGAGCTCAGCCCTTAGAGCATTAAAATCCTTATTGAGATATGATCTCTGATTTCCTCTTATGCTTTTAACTAAATTTTTCTTTACTGTTGACATGTTTTTAACCTACACAATATAATGAAACTGATATGACCCTTCCTGACACCTTGAGCTGTGGAACTCCATAGCGCACAACTAGATCTATCTTTGTAATTGACCCTTGCTCGGATAGATCTCTATCTATAGACTTGTCAGTGGAAGACTGAAAAGAATCAAGCTCGACATACGGCATATATTTCTTTACAGCGTCGCTAATCTTTGACATAGCACGAGAGTCAAAATTATCTGTAGATGACAACTCTGTTGTTAATCTCTTAAGGTCAGCACCATACGAATAATTTCCAAGCCTATCTCCCTTGTTGGTTAAGATGAGATTTTTTAAATTATCGTCTATTTGAGATAGCGGATCAAAATGCATCTGAAAAATTCCAGATCGTCCAGTCCCTATCTCAACAGGTGTCTTTATGCCAACCGGAGGCAGATCTATAGTCTTTCTTAGTCTAGGATCAGTTGAACGTATTCCAGAACTTTTAAAACTAATCTCAGCCACAACATTCTCCTTGCAATATTAAATATTAAGAACATTAAGCTTACCACAGCTCAATTTACATGATTATGCTGAAGAGGGTAGTCCTAAAAACTCTCCGATGCAGTCAACGACGACACCTACACCAAATATGAACCCTAAAACTATCTGAATAAGAAAGATGCAGATGATCTGAACATATGCTGCCAGGGCTGCCACAAGAGTGAGTGAGATGCTTGAAAGCTGAGCTTCAAGAAGGGCATCAATTTGCATCATTTCAACTAGTGTATCCACGACGCAGGCAACAATCTCGCATGGGTCAAATCCTGAATCTATTATGCAGCCGCTTAGATCAATAAATAGGTCGGGAAGCTTTAGACAAAAATCCCACACCCATGTGATTGCCCACTCAAAAGTAAACATAAAGCTAATATCCCACATTAGATCCCAGTCCCAGTCACAGTCAATCTCAGGCGGGAAAAATAGGGCACACCAGTCTGGCGGGAAGTCAAATGGGAGTGAGGGAGGCCAATCTATCCCTAGCTCCCAGGGAAAGAAACTTGGAAGTACAATCTCTATAAAGAAATCACAAAAATTATCATACCCCTTTTCATCCATCCACGCCTGAATCTCTGCTGATGGCTCTCCAGTGATCCAGTCACACACACAATCATCGAATGGCGCAGCTAAGGCTTTTAAAAAGCAAGCCATAAACTCAGGTAACTCTAGGCAATCAAAGTCAAAATAGCTCAAGTCTATCGTAAATGATGGATCAAGAATTGGAGGTACAGCCGGGCCCATGGGAATTATATCTAAGATCTCCAGCGTCATATCAAACAAACCCAGTACCCATGTCTTTTCAAAGTCTGGATCATCCAGACTTTGTGCATAGTCAAAGGCTTCAACTAGCTCAGCACTTGCACCTGCCTCAAGTGCTCCGCCGAAGTCAATATC